CCACTTTCTTTTTTAGGTGGCGGTGCCCCTATCCAGGATCGAAACTCATTGAAACCTGGTAATACAACCATACTTCTTTAATATATACTACTTGAAGCATATATTATAGTGAACCAGCAAAACCGGTGTATTATTGGTCTTGTTATTTAGACACGGAGAGGAGTGGGGAATCCGACGAGGTTGGCACCGATACCGAAGCCAGCACCGGTTCTAGCAGACACAGCCAAGCTGGGGACATAGGTATCAAGGATACTGAAGGTAGCCGCAGCGGTAAGAGCGATCAATGCAACCTCGTCAAAGGACAAACTGCGCTTAGGGATGGCGTAGGCGGCGATAGCAAACATAACACCCTCCACCAAATACTTAATGGTTCTCTTAACGAGTTCACCTAAATCAAAAACTCCGGACATTTTGAGAATTTTATTATAAATAATGATAAGAAATTAAAATGAAATGGAATGAATGAAATAGAAATGCGTTAAAACACTTAAATAAAGTATAACTTAGTATATTATAAATTATAGTAGTGATGTCATTTCCACCTCCTTCTGGCGTTGAATTAAAGCATACCTCATCGGGCGATGCGAATCCTAAATATATTGACTTGTTGGAAGAAGACAAGCCAATTGCTGGACAGAAGTTCGCATGTTTATCTTTCGTTTCCCCAGAACACATTTTGAAGCAGAAAGATCATTTCTTTTTCGAGAAGTTTCTTCATTATTGGGACTATCAAAAGTCGATGGAGAAGTTTATTCAGTTCCTAAACTTTGTATCGTTCAAGTACCATGTGAATTTCGACAAAATTTCGGCTGATTTTCAAGAATTCGCTAAAGAAGAGAAAGAGACTCTTCAAAAAACCAACATCTATGACGAATACAAGACTTTTCTAGACAAGCATGAGGAGGATCTTGATAATGAGTTTAATGAGAAGCACAATTTCCAGACATCCGTGCGCGGTTTGAAGGTGCGTGGTGTCTTCGGGTCGCAGAAGGAGGCAGAGTTGCGTTGCCAAATGTTGCGTGAGGTGGATCCGAATCACGATGTTTTTGTTGGTCCTGTCGGCATGTGGGTTCCCTTTCACCCCGACGCATACAAGACTGGTCGCGTCGAGTATATGGAGGAGACTCTGAACCAGTTGATGGCGGAGAAGAAGAAGAATGAAGACCAGGCGAAGACTGAGTTTGATAAGCGTGTCAAGGAAACGAAGGCAAAAGCGATTCAGGAGAATATCAAGTTGGCGAAGGAGAGCGGAAATAAGTTGACACAGATGTTGGCGAAGGATGGAGAGACATTGGTGGATGCGAAGCCGCGTGATCTCGAAGGTGAGGGCGAGGGTGAGCGTGTTGGCGGAGGTATTTGGAATGCGGCGGATGACTCTGCGTCAGTTACCATGACAGTCGAAGAGATGAGGAAGGAGCTTTTTGAGAGCGAGGATGTTGTCATGGATAAGAATAATGATCATGGGTTGTCGAAGTTGGCGTCGGGTGCGGGGGATGTGGAGTAGGCGTGGTGCTTTGAATTGATGTTTGAATGAATGATTATTATTAATGTTGTACAGTATCGTTGCTTAGACGGAGTGTGCAGTGCAATAATAATAATCTTGAAATACGGTTTTGTCTTTGACACTTCGACTCATTTTGGCGGCGGAGAAGCCTTCAGCCGCGGCCGCTTTCGCGATGGTGTCCCATGTCTTCAATAGTTGATTTGAAGCGACTAGGCGTTTCTCGACTTTTTTACCGGTGGTTGAAATTTGAACGCTAATAACAGGATTTGATTGACATTGTATGACATTCTGCGTCATCGTGTAATAATCATCTCGTAATGCGATTCCATAATACCCTTCATTACTAGTGTTTTCATACCATACAGTAGCTTTCAATGCATTCGGACATGCGTTAAGATACGTCTTTAGATTCTTCATGTCATTTTCAGTAATCGTTTTTCCAACAGACAGTTTCCATTTCTGATATTCTTTCAATAATACTGAGTTCAATATTTTACCACAATCTGAGAATTTACACGTTTGAAACAAAAAAGTTTCGACGTTAAACTGCTCCGGGTTTTGATCGGGATTCGATACCACCTTTTTATATTCAACAGTGTTAAGTTTAATACCTTGATATCCATGAATTCCGCGAATACGCTTGGGTTTAAATCGGACATCCATGTAATGTTTCAATGCATGGAAAGTTTCTTTCGCAGGTTTTGTGTGAGACCAAAGACGAAACCGTCCTTCGATATTGACAGATTCTTCTTCGACATCCGGGCGTACGATACAGCACTTTTCGATGAAGTCATTGAATTTCTGGGTGAGTTCATCTTCCGGTAGAAGAATATGTGCAAATGCGGATTCATGTTCACTCGCGACAACTTGAAGTGCCTGAGTTTGTTGCGTGGTTTTATCTTTGAGTTCATTATTTGCGAGGGTGAGATCGTGGATAATCTTGTTTCGTGCTTCAATGTCTGTGGCAAGTTTTGCATTGTCGGATTCCAATTCTTGATTGCGCTGAATAAGTCTGTTGAAGTTTTCGATGTTATACATTGTAGCGTGAATGATGCCTTCGATGTGCTTTGTAAGACGAGCAATCGTGAAATTGGTGTTATCATATGCGATAATTTCGATCTTGTTTTTTCCGTTGACTTCAATGGTGCGAAGTTGGCGTTTGATTTTGGGATGCGACTTAATATGATTCTCAATTTCGGATCTGTTGGTGACACGAAATGCTGCGGTTAGAATGAAATTATTATATTTTTTATGATGGTGTGCGACACGAGTGGCCAAGTCGTTCGTCTGTCCGAATTTGATGAGTTTTTCATTATCAGTGTTAGTGTTGTCAATGGTGCCGAAGTAAATTGTTTGTGTATTCACCGGAAATTGACTGATAAGGGTTTCTTCAATTGCGCGTTTCTTTTCTTGAGTGAAGGTGACGGTGGCTTGATCGAGTTGTGCTGCGGATTGTTCAAGTTGCGCGGCGGATTGTTCAAGTTGCTTGCGGAGTTCGCTGGTTTCTGTATCAAGTATCTGGTGAAGAGTTTCTTCCATTTTCATATAGTACTCGTGAATTTCACCAGCTTTCTTGGTTTGTGCTTTAAGGCAGAGAAGTTTAAAGCAACGAATAGTAAGTTTGATGGTTTGTTTGTTTTGACCGCCATTTTTTGGTTTAAGTGGTTCTGATGATTGTTCTTCGTCACTACCGCCGGATGGTTGGTCTTGTTTTGACTTTTTAAATTCGGGAATTGAGACAGTATAATCAACGTTAAGTTTGAAGTTGGATTCAATCATCATTCTTGCGGTTATCTTTTGTGTAAATCCTAACCATTTCCATACATCATCCAGGTCAACAACGAAGTCAACATTCTTGTCAAAATTTAGGTAACAGTAAAAACTACTGACAAACAACTGTTGTTCGAATGTGTTGAAATTTTCTTGGAGTTTCTCTAGAAGGAGGTTATTATATTTTTGTGACAACTTTGTAATCGGATTTTTCTCGATGAGTTCGACAATGTTGATTGTCGCGGAAGAAGCTGTGCATGCAGAAGAAGTGGAGGACATCGTTATGAGTGTATGTTATACTATGTATATGTTTATGTCTTTAAGTTATTTTCGCTTTATCATAGTAAAGCACTTTTTATGAAAACGCTTCGTAATAGATTAGTTGCTTTTAAAATAAAAAACAATATTACGTAAATGATAGTCAAAACAATACTCGCTTTCATAAATAACAAACAAGAAAATATGGTTCAAATGCTAATTTCGACAAAGCGCTTTAGGCCAGACAAAAGCGGTTTTTAATGAATTCTAATTTTGTCAAACCGCTCTCGCTAATTCTGGAATCTTGCTCTCGGCGATACTAAAGCAACTTCCACATCACCACTTACTCTTTTTCACATTAATCTTGGGCGCCTTACTGTTCTTCGCTGCAGTTGGATCGTAAGACTGCTCTCCTTCATCATCTGAACCGAGATTTTTCGAGATTTCCCAGAACTCCTTACTGCCCAGCTTGAAAGGCCCGTGCTGTTGTGCCTTATACCAGAAGATTTGGTCTTGTAATTTGTTCGATTTTGCGTTGTTATTAATGACCAGACACTCATAATTCTCGGTACACTGATCCATGACCTGAGTAAAGCTCTCAAAAGTGGGGAACATACCTGCATAATTGTCATAGATTCGCTTACGGTTCGCGATATATGGTTCACGGAGAATAAAAACGTAGTCGATATTCGTGCGGAGATTTGGAGGAATCCCGAGCGGATATTGCATTGTGATAACTAGCATGATTTTCCAATGACGCCCATTCATGAAGAGGAGACGCATCATCACATCCTTCGTCCATTTGTTATCATACAGACAGTCATCCAACACAACAAATGTACGCGGATCAATGGACGATTTCTTATACATTTCCTGTTCCTTTTTCACCTGCTTCAATACTGCTTTTTGGCGCTTGAGAATATTTTCGATAATGGCGGTATTATACGCATCATGGATGAATAATTTGGGCACATGGGCTGCAAAGAAACCGTTTCCTGCTTCTGTTCCTGAGATGACTGTTCCAATGGGAATATCCTGGTGATGAAACATGAGATCCTGTACAAGAAAACTTTTACCAGTATCACGACGTCCAATAAGAACAATAACTGGGCCTTTGTTTTCATCAGGACGAAAGCTAATTGCTTTCATATCAAATTTTGCGAGCTCTAAATTCATGTTAGTATGGTGTAATAAAAATGGGATATATTATTTTTATTACGATTTTACGAATGAAGCGAAGAACGAAATAATGAAATGAATATGCCCGTTTAAAATCAATATAAAACTTCTATTTATCAATCATATTACATTTAGGAACAAACATGTCTTCAACAACGCCAAAGTCTGATACGGCAACATTTCAGCTTCATTACAGAAAACATAAATACACCCCTGATACCATCGAACCTGCTTTATTGTACGATATCCAGAATTATATTCCGATCTATTCGCGATTCTTTGATGTCAATGAAACTAACTATAATGCAATTCAGTTGAATCAGAAGTATTATTTACAAAATATTATTTCACATCCATCTCAAATTATGGGAGATGACCATTCTGACGGCAACAGCCACGAACACGACCGCGACCGTGACAACCGATCGCTGAACCATTTGGAAACCATAATTGCAGATGATAACGGAAACACAAATAATGTCCCAATCTTTGTAAAGTATTCACCATTATTGGACCCGATTCGTTATTTATCTGGCAAGTATCAAGTTCACCAGAATAAGACACGCACTCTTCCTAAATACAATTCTACTCTAGATGACTGCGAAGAGAAAATGTTGAACACAAATAATACATCATATGTAGACGGTTTCTTCTCGTATTTGACCAGTCGTGCACTTCACACGCACGGAATCGTACACGGTGTCGATTATTATGGTAGTTATTTGTGTAAACAACGAGAATTCTCCACGAATATATTCGACGATATTGATTATTTAGTAGGTTGCTCATTTTTCAATAAGTATGAAAACGATCTTTTTACAATTGATTATTCTCAATTCGGAGATGATATCGACGGAGACACCACTGATCTTAATACTGGTAAATTGATGAAACTTCGTAATAAAATGAAGCCAATCATTGGGGAATGCGATGTCAATAGTTATATACAAAATGCAGAAGATTACAACGCTATAAAAAACCGTATCAACATTTTAGAAAAT